ATCCAATACAGGAATCGTTTGGTCAAGTGGCGTCGAACTACGAGGGCATCGCCATGGTCCTTTTGGCCGCATTGACCGAAGCGTTCATCTATTTCATCGTGAAAAACATAAAAACAAAGAATAACTGGAATCATTTGTTTTTATCCTATGGGTTGGGTGCGGCCATTTTGACGGGCGCCTATTTAGGCGAAATAGGGAAAATCGCGGAATGGGGGGGCGGAATTGGCCTTGCTTTAGGCGCTAATGTCTTTATCGGATTATTCGGCTATTTACTAAGATTTTATGCTATATCGCGATTGAGTACGGCGATATATGCACCCCTATCTTATTTCGGCATATTTATGGCGTTTGTATATGGCGTCGCATTTAGCGGGGAAACGGTGACTCTGCAAAAAGTGTTGGGGGCAATATGTATTGTGGTTGCGAACTTGTGGTCTATAACACGATAAATTGGTCTTCGAAGAAATCGCGGCCGATTCGCACATACTTGGTCTCTTTGTCTAAGACACTGTATCCGATGAGGAATTGGCGTGTATTGGCGTCATATGTCATCCCCAGTGTGTATTCGACGGGCGACCCCTCGAATGTCCATGGGACAGTGTATTTTTTCGGGGCAAAGGTCGCGCGGTCTAAGACAGTGACGACATGATAATAGTATCGCCGGTCCTCATAACTCACTATGTGATTAATAAACCAGACCTCGGTGTCGTCCACTATAATACCATTCGTCGACCCCCTAAACCACTCGAAGACGGGGGGTACGGGGATTTCATTCGTCTTTATCCATTGACTGTCCTTAATATCGCCTATCTGCAAAGGCGACCAGTGATATACACACTTTAGCGAATTATCGGCGGCTTCGAATAATACCCAATTCTTTTCTATATCAGATGCCTTTCCGGGGACGGACAGTAGGTTTGATGGTACATTGGTCGATTTCATTAAAAAATCGACGGTGCCGTGCTCCAATACGACTTTGTGACGGTCCAATCCCCGATTTGCATTGAAATAAGTGGTTTCATATCCTTTCGTAGTCAAAAGTCGGACGTCTTCTAGACCCACATATAGACCGTCATGCGCAGTATCGTATCCTAATTCGAATTCGCGGACTTTTTTCCATTCATTTGGGTCCGTTGTATCTATAATAGCCATCATATTAATGGTTTCTATATGTTGTTGGTTTTCATATCCCCCCTTTTCATTGATTCGATAATTCACCAATCTTAGACAAACGCACAATTCGTCTTCATCCGAAACGGTAATCGACGGCGTCGAGGAAACGAATCCGGTTACAGAGGCCAATTTCGCAAGACCAACTGATGCGAGTATATTCAATTGTTGCTCAGGAATGGGTATGGCCGAATTAACGAGCTTATTTGCATAGAATTTGTAATTGGACATGACATTCTTAGTAATACTTTCCTCTGCCCCGGGGTGATTCAGTACTTTGTGAGACACCCTCCGCATATCGCGATTATCGGGATTGGCGTAAAATCCGATAATACTAAGTTCGTAATCGAGCTTATAGTCATATATATCCTTTTGCATAAAGAGATAATCGGTGGATGTGTATTTGGTGCGCGCACGGTCGGCCCAAACAAAGAATTCATGGGCGAGATTATTCTTACCAATGTCCCTATAAAGATTGACGATTTCATATAGGTTCTCGATTCTTTGTGGATATCGCTGATAAGCCTCCAGGAAATGATGTATCGCATTTGGATGGTCACCGGTATTTTTATATATTTTGCCCAATTGATACAAACTGTACCACACTTCTTCGACCCATCCGCCGATTTCCACGCGTTTTTTATAGAATTCAATCGCTTTTTCAGTCTGTCCTGAATCGCGATAGCTATTTGCAATATAGAATGTATATCGGTCATTGTCGGGATTCTCCTCCAGGCCTTTAGTCAAAAGTCGAATATCGCGCAGGAATTTGTCCGATTTTGCACCGCCGTCGCCAATATCGTTAATAAAACAGACATTGCGGTCAAGGGTGGCATAGATGGTCCCGGGGGGCGATTTTACGTATTCATGCGTGACTCCCCAATACGAGAAATCGCGATTGTTTTTCACAATACGAACATTCTTGTAAAACATGTGGTCATTACCCTGAAACACATAATAGGCGTCTGCCGATAATATATTCTTGAACTGTGGGATTGAGACAGTGTCGGATTTTGTAAACACCATATCCGCATCTAGAAGTAGGACGTAATCGGCATTGACCATATTTTTACACGCGGCGAGGGCGAAAGAGCGATTATAGCCGAAATCGCGAAATGGCTCGAAAATGACCTTGCCGGGAATCTGCTTCGAATCGAAAAAGGCGCGAATCATCTCCGCCGTATTATCCGTCGAACCCGTATCACAAATACAATAACTGTCTATGAATGGATAGACTGATTCCAATAAACGCCCTATAATGCGGCTTTCATTCTTGACAATCATATTGAGACAGAGAGTGGGGGTAGGGGGTAAAGGTGGTTCCGCATTTATCTTGAATATTTTAGACATAATGCCAGCGATAATACACTTTTGACCCATTATATTTATATGGTTTCGCATTCTATGATTATTTTGATATATTATAGTATTATATCAATATATACCATGTCGTTTACGCGATTTTATGATGACCCCTCTAGAATACAGAAGCAAATGGAAATATCGACTTATTTAGGTAGATATCAATTGGACCGCCCGGGACAAGGAGTCGACCTCCCCTTTTCGGAAGACCCCCATATTCGACTCCAGGGATGGGGTGCGAATTTGCGCCGTAATACTGTTAATTTGGAGAGCGATTTGCGCGGACTGACGCGAAAACTGAATCGGGATAATACGGACCAAAACAATTATTTAGAGCATTCCGTCTTAGCCGAAAAGGTGGACTATCGCGTGGAATCGCCCTATGTGGACGAATCCCGCGCATCTTTGCCTGCGTGGACGTTTCGGGATTTAGAGCAAACCCGATGGGAGGAGCCCTTTATCAATCCACAGGCAAAAGTGGAATTGCCATTCAACTGGAATATACAGACACGTATCTTAGAAAAGGACGCTTTCGAACAAAAAGCGCGGGTATAACGCCAAATAGAATAATATGTAAGATATATATATTACATATTATAATGGAAATTGCTATACCATTAATTGCACTCGGAGGATTATATATTGTTTCGAAACAGTCGGGCTCCGAATCCTTTGCAAACAATGAGAGTTCGTTGCCCAATACCAATGTTCCCGACCGGAATTATCCACCGGACCAGGTATTCAATACACCCGACGTCGACCTGTCGTCGAAATTGAGCACGGTAAATCAATTCGGAGGAGGTGCCTATACCGACAAATATTTCGACCCCAATCGTAATATGGCGGCGACGAGTGTGACCGGGTCGGCCAATAGGGGGTCGAAATCGGGGCAATATTATTCTTTAGCGGGGGGTGAGGTCGGTATGGACTATTTCCGACACAATAATATGGCCCCCTATTTTGGCAGTCATATTCGCGGTCAGAGTCAGGAAAACGCGACCGAAAGTATTATGGATAATTATGTCGGTACGGGGTCGCAAATATATCAGAAGAAGGAGGTGGCGCCACTGTTCGCCCCAGGCGAGAATGTGCAATATGCCTATGGTGCCCCGAATAACAGTGATTTCTATCAGTCACGTGTGAATCCGAGTTTGCGTATGGCCAATACCAAACCCTTTGACGAAATCCACGTTGCACCCGGATTAGGTGCGGGATATGGAACTGAGGGTGTGGGTGGTTTCAATTCGGGTCTATTTGCTAGGGAGCAGTGGAATGAGAAGACGGTGGACGAACTGCGTGCGGCGAATAAGCCGAAATCCTCGGGCCTTGGCCTCTTTGGTCATGAGGGTCCGGCCAATAGTCACATAAAGAATATTGCCGATTCTAGCCAACACGGTATATATGAGAAGAAATTGCCGAACCAGGATTTCGAAATGACACCGTCCCGATATATGACTACGACGGGTGTCGAAAAAGGCCCAATGTTAAATGCTATACCGATTGACCGCTATACTACGCGCCCCGATACGTCGGTCTCATATTCGGGTGCAGCGGGGTCGTCCGTATCGGCCCAAACGGTGACGGGTGAATATATGGAATCGAAAAATATTGCATTGGGTGCGGTGCCGTCTTTACCCGCCTATGCTTCAGGCAAGGGGGGGTCGACCGAAGCGGATTATGGCTATAAAACGAATGTGGCTTACCCAAATAATCGCACGTCGAACCAGAATGACGGCTATTTCGGGATATTTAGCGGTCCGATGGGGGCCGTCGTATCGCCCCTATTGGATATGCTGCGCCCGAGTCGCAAGGAGAATTCGGTGGGCAATTTGCGGCCATATCAGAATGCGAAATCGACAGTGGAGGCATCCTATATGTTCAATCCGAATGACCGTCCCGCCCCCACAATTCGCGAAACGACGGAAAAGGGCAATAATCATTTGTATGTGAATCGCATGCAGCATGGCGGCGGATACGAGGTGAATCCGCAACAGGCCATACATAATCAGCGTGATACTACCACCGATTATTATTATGCGGGTGGGTCGAGTGCGGGGGAGAGAGGCCGCCAACCGAGAGCTTACGATGCCGAATATAGACAGCGAAATAATGACATCAAATCGTCGACAATTCAGGGATATATGGTACAGGGCAATATGTCCCTGATGAATAATTACGTCAATGCCCAATCCAAGAACAAAGACCCCTATTTAGCAAATAATCGCGAAGTAGCACCAACGATGCCATATTATAGCCCCTCGACCAACTCCATCGGGCAATTGCAAGGTCAAAATAAATTGTATCAGAATATCCAGTTGGACCGTAATACGTCGGATATAAACACGGCATTGAAATCGAACCCATATTCTTTAGATGTGACCCGGGGAATTTAGGTGGAAATAATCGTTGTTATAGATAGGTTGTATAAAAACGATTTCATATTGTCGGTGTAAAAAGCACAACAATATATGCCTATAAAGTAAATGGATTTGACATTAGAAGAAGACCCTATTACTGAAGTAGATACTAACACAAAAGATGATTACGATGATTTGTGTGAAATGTTGTATATTGTTGAGGACCAATTAATGAAAATAATATATCCAAAAGATGACTCGCTTCCATCCCGTTCACGTAGAAGTTCAAAATCATGGGAACTGGGTACACCAAGAACAGACATTTCGGAGCTAACTATGAGTTCATTCGGTTCACACGATTCATCTAGACCGAGTTCTGCAAATTCGTCTACTTCATCTAGTTCTGCAAATTCGTCTACTTCATCTAGTTCTGCAAATTCGTCTAGTTCATCTGTAACGAGTACACCAAGTACATCTGTAACGAGTACACCAAGGTCACCGAGGTCGTCAATATGGTCTGAAACATTCAATTCAATCATTCAAAGTGGGTTAAAAATAGAATCTGATATAGATAAATCGGTATTGTTAAAATTGAAATATCAAATCTACTATATCAAAAATAAAATGAAACAAAAATTACAAGAAATTTACGAAGAAATCAAAGAAAGTATTAATTATAATAGTGTTGATTTTGATACATTTTACAAAAAACATTTAAATAACGTTATATTAAATTCAAATATTAACAACCTTGACTATTATTCACGCGCCATTCTACTAATGGCGGGTTATTTCGATGGAACGTGTGCGAGTTATTTAACAGCAATACGAGAAAAGATTGAACCAGGTGAATGGAATGAAAAAATAACAATAGAATTGAACGAGAATTTTAAAAATGGATATATATTTGTCGAATTGACCAAGGTTGAAAAGAGTAAAATCGCAATCGCTCTTGCTAATATTGAAACTAATAATATGGTAGATTTAACCTTGTATCCTATTTTATCGAATAGCGTATAATTTACGTGTTTTACGCGAACTACGTGTATTTATTTTATTTTTACCACCGGCACTACTACTTGGCATTGGCTCGGTCGAATAAGTACCCTCTATTCGTTTAAGTATTCCAATATCGCGCATATTATCATCATCACTTTTGCTATACTTTATCATCTTATTATCTATTTTGTCAACAAATGCTTCTGTATTAAACGATACTTCGATTCTACGTGCCTTAGGTGATTCAGAAGCGTTTATTGGTTCAACACGCTCTGTCCTTATAAATTCGTGAATCAATTTCGCTTTTTTCATATTTGCGATTGCGCGACTAACACATTGTATCTTATATTTGGCTTCAATAATCTTGTCATTAACCGTCTTTAAATTTTTAGTTAATTCGGGTTTATCTATTTTATTACTGAGTCCATATATGTAATATTTATTTCGCCATGTAAAGACGTTTTTCAATTGTTGTATTGATTCATCGTATATTGCCTGTAAATCACCCAATACCTCATCAATGAAACCGCCATAATGTGAAAGGTTGAAGATATAATCATCTATATTTATTTGCTCAATTGGTTTAATTCCACTGGGTTCGAGATATATCGCTTCTTCATTTAAATAAGAATAGAGTTGAAACAATTCACAATATATAAGTAATGAAACGTCAAATCCGTCGAGACCCTTTGTACCAGCATCTATCAAATCCGAAACAAATTGAAGTTTATCTGGATTGATGGTTAATAATGTTACTATTTTTCTGCTGCATACGTATTTAATCACATTACATGCTGCATCGATGAACAATTTGAACACTTCAAATACGTCTTTCCTTGGTTTTTTCACTACATCTTTATCGGGATTTTCAATTATATCCAATTCTTTGTTTAAATTTTCAATATTTGTCCCTGCGGTGGCTTTCATTTGGTTTATATCGCCAATTTCCTTTGCAAAATCGTTCAATTGTGTGTTTGTTGTACGTTGATATGTTTCACCCCCTTCATCCCCGTAATATTCAAGTATTAACTTACCTTTTTTTTCGGGTTCATCTCTAATCCATCCCAATACATCATCCCCCCTTTTTTTTATATCAACATCCTGTGTGTTTTTATTAGTGCGTTTACGCTCTTCTAATATTTTCTCTATTTTTTCGCGTAATACTTTTAATTCGTCCAATGTCACCTGGATGCCATCCTTGGTTGTTAATGGTGCCGTTGGTTGTAGGCCTGTAGTCGTTGGTTTTTTTTTCGGTGGCATTATAAATAAATATACTATAGTATACTACTATATTTATTCCTTATTGTGGAGCGCGCTACTCTTATGCGTACACACTACTCTTATGCGTACATGCTATTCAATAATGAAGACATTTTCTCCGCCTCGAGGTTCCGCTCCGCCGGCAAAAACAGCTGTCGAATAATCCCATCATCTCTAAATCGAACGGTATACGTGTTCTGGACATTGCCTCTTCCTAC